CTCATACTTTATTCCGATTGTTTTTTTTCTTTCGTTATTTATATGGCTGGGACTTTGGAAATTGCCTTTAAACTAATTGGACTTTTAATAAGTCTGTTTTTCGTGTACCTCGTGGTGGCTGGGTCTATTACATTGGTATTGTATACTCGTATTGGTCAGGGGGACCCAAAAGGATTCTGGTACACAGACCGTGACAAACTCAACAAGTACATTTTCAAAACATGGATTGCTTGGGCTGGATCTCCTTCAACCTTTTCAATGAAGGAGAATACTTCCCCTGTGTCGTATACAGTATATAAGACATTGACAGGAAACAACATCGTTTCAAACTGTATGATTCAATGTGAATCTGCAAACAGTCGAGGCAAGACGCCAAAATGTGTCGGGTTCATATATACACCCGGTACATCAAATACATGCAATCTTGTTTCGACTATGGATGGGTTAATAACTACAAGTACACCAGAGACGACTTATTTCATAGACGGTCTTGATACAGCCAGAGAATACAAAACATATACAAGCAATACTCAGGCTGATGCAACATTCATTACTGGTTCACCATACACGAGCTCTGAAACTGAATGTCTTTCAAATTGTGTATCACAAGTTGATTGTACAGGTGTACAATTTTCGACAGCAAGTACTAATGGCACAAAGACATGTGGACTCGTAAAGAATATGGACCCTACAAAGTTTACTGTCGATATAACTAAATACATGACGTACCTCGCACCACACGGTCCACTCAAAGCATCTACAACTACTTATTATTAATTGGGCATCAAAAGTGGTACGACTACGACAAGTATCATCACGACAACGATGATGATAATAATGCCACCAATGCCTACACCACTCAATCCTTCCATGAAACTTCCGAGGACATCACCTGTTCCTTCACCGGCATCCTTCACGGCTTGTGTCACATGGGAGTCGAATGACGTTTTTATGACACCGTAACCTTTATCAGTGAGGTTTATCGTCGAACTGTCTGATTTTTTAGAATCCACGACAAATTCTTTCTTTTCATCCTTGATTCTTGTTGGTTTGACATCCGTTCCATCGAGTGTGTCGATCGTCGAATCGTGCCATTCTATAGTATCATCCTTGAGAACCTTGACAGCGCTCTTGATACCACCAGGTTTCACGCTCTTGACGCTCCAAGTGACACCCACCTTTGTGGGTGTCCCCTGGAGGAAACCGGGAAGAGGAAGAGTAGAGTTTGGTTCGGGCATGATGGTCTTGAAGTTGATTTCGGCACCGGCCGATGCGATGAACGACGCAAGCGCAGCTGCGAGAATAGCTGCAACGGCTGCAGCTGCAACACCAGCTGCAATCAGTTTGTTACGGGTCGAAGGGTCTTTGGATTTGGCTTCAGCATCAGCCCTGCCCTCGGGAGTTCCAGCATCGTTCTTTGGCGCTCCTGGTGATGCCGGGGCGTTTGGAGCACCCGGAGCCGAAGGAGCACCCGGAGCCGAAGGAGCACCCGGAGCCGAAGGAGCACCCGGAGCCGAAGGAGCACCCGGAGCCGAAGGAGCATCCGGAGCCGAAGGAGCATCCGGAGCCGAAGGACCCGAAGGACCCGATGGACCCGATGGACCCGAAGGAACATCCGGAACCGAAGGACCGGACACGACCGGAGAGCTTCCTAATGAACGACTCATATTATTAAATAACTGACAAATTAAACTCGGTCAAAAGTTCATTTATTGAATGGTAGTACCGTTTCAAGTCCTTTTCGAACCGTTTGTCCGTCGTGTGTTTCTTCTGGACGTAGAGCCACGCCAGATTCGCCTTGGAGTACTTGGTGCGCGTCTGGTTCTCTGTCGGTTTCCGTGGTCGGGCCTTGACCTCGGCAACCGGCTCTTCAACCACCCGGTCTATAAACGATAAAGCCTGCATACATGTGTCTGCCAAGTCATCCTTCTTCTTGTGCTTGTCAAACACGGGTACCCAGTGCGGCTGCGTTTCCTCAATAAAGGCACGGCACCGATCGATTGAAGCCTTTTTGCGTTGGAGGTAGCGTGCGCGTCCAGGGCCAGCAACATCAGGCACCTTGTGTCTCGCGTCATAAATGATGACATCCTTGTCGTGACAGAGAAAGTACGTGTGTAAGAAATGTTCGACACCCTTCATGGTGCGATTACGATCAGGTTGCTTTTCGATGAGGACCGTATGTGACTCCAGGGTCCATTGTTTTCCACGAAGGTGCGTCTTGAGCGCCCTGAACAGTCCATCAGCGTGCTGAGGCGGAACACCCGACACATCCCATTGTTTAATAAGTCGGGTTCTCGAATCGATGAGACACATGGCGAGGTTCTTTATGCCTACATCTATACTTAGGATCAACGGTGACATCCTTTTATTAAAGACCTAGAGACTTTTAAGTTGAGATGGAACCTTGGTGTTGGTATTGTTGCCACCCCTTTGAGGGTCCGGCTATTCATGCACCGTACAAGTATGACGACAGAAGGCGTCATTTTGATACGACGGGTCAGTTTTGTTCCTGGGAATGTGCAAAGGGATACCTCTTGGACGACCGCGGTCCTCACGCAGGGGAGCGTCAGCAATTGCTCGCGTTGATGCGGCAGCATGCGATGAAAAAGTACGTACCTACAAAGGCTCCACCGAAACGTACTGCGCTCAAGGTGTTTGGTGGAACTCTCACTATCGAACAGTTTCGTTCCGGAACGTCGAATGCTCAAGTATTCATGCCGTACGAGACACACATGATGCCGACGGTCATCACATCGAACGCTGTGCCTGCACGGAAACAAGGTGATGAAAGTTCGAGCGACCTCGTACTCAAGCGACCCAAACCGTTGGCCAGGGCAAAGAGCACTTTGGAAACGTCGCTGGGTATCACGCGACGTACGAAGACGGCTGCGACGGCCCCTTGAACAGGAGAAGCGTGGCAATTAGGACGAACCACCCCGGAAGTTTTACGTAAAATGTCAGGTCAGGAAGCCGCCATCCCCTGTACAAGTCAACAGTGTGAACAGAGCTCGAAACGTCGGACACCACAGACTCTGCGTCCAATGACATGTCTGCATCCTTATTGACTTCCGACTCGCTGTGCGAACGACGGTGGTTCATTTCTTACGTTACAGATGCGTCGTGTTTTTAGGTCAACAACGCGTTGTTGGACAACGGGCGTGCCCGTTGGACAAAAAAAACGTGTCGCGTCCCAGCCAAGGATCCAAAAACGCAGTGACACTTAACCAACCAACAATGACGACTGAGCACCATCTTCGTGATTACGCCCGCGAGAAGTTCCAGGAGTTGTATCCTGGAAAAAGCATCAAGCCTCGGAATGCAGAGCTCGCTGTATACAACTGGGCAGTGACACAAACACAAACGAGTCAAGTCAAGACAAAAAGTGGACGGTACGAGCGACAAGAGCCGTCGTGGGAAAACAGTCTATTCCGGCACCGGTACAAGCAGCGTCTGCTCAGTGTCCTCTTCAACATCCAAAAAAACCCAGACTTGCTCAAAAAGGTGAAGCCCAAGGACCTCGAGACGTTGACACCGGGACAGATGTGGCCCGACGGACCACAGGGTAATACGGAGCGAAAGATTCGAGAGAAGGAGAATGCGATGGAGATGGCCAAGGCGAAGAATGATGAAGAGTACGAGGGCATCCTGACGTGTCCCAAATGCAAGTCGAAGAAGACGTCCTACTACCAGATGCAGACTCGGAGTGCAGATGAGCCGGCTACAAATTTCTGTAGCTGCCTGTGCGGACACCGGTGGCGGTTCTGCTAAAGACTCGATGAGCCTTTTGTGTAATGAGCAACAGGTGTTCTGCAATTACGAACTCGTCCCGTCGTTGTCGTCTCCCGTGTACGAGCCCGTTGTCCACATGTCACGTCCACGCCCCAGAGTGTTCAATTTGTTTGGAAAAAAATGGAACCGGTTCACATACACTCCCATGTGGACACGTGTTCCATGGTCAATGTATCGGCACATGGTACACCAACAATCGTCGGTGTCCCATGTGTCGCCATTACGACAAGCCCAGGTTGGTGAAGGTTTTCTATGAAGTTGGACTGGAACCCATCGCGCACAGCGTCTTGCGACCTATGCTCAAACAGCTCGTCGAAGAGGAGGTTCTCCAGACGGATTACGTCGGTGTTTTACTAAATGGTCAAGTCATTCAGAGGAACGGGGACCCCATCGGGTACCTGTGGGGAGACCATTCTGCGTTTTACTGATAAAAAAATTCTACACAGTCTCTCCAGTAATGAGCATCGTACGCGTCTGGACCGACGTCGGTTCTGACAAGAATGTTTCTCTCATCGCACGAATCATCGAAACAAATGGACCTATTTTTACTATTCAGTTCCTGAGTCCAACTGAGAATAAGGACAAGCATGGATGTACCATTTACAAGTACGAAGATGAGACGTATCAGATTGAAGACGATAGTATCACACATTATCTGAATACAAGCAACGAGGAGGACATTGGGTTTGTCTCAGCCGGAGAGGGTGAATGGATACGCACGGGTGATGAATCAGACGAAGATTACATTCCAAGCGAAGAGGACGATGATGACGAAGAAGAAGAGGAGGACGAAGAGGACGACATTGAAGAAGAGGACTTTGAAGATGACTGCGAGGAAGATGACTACGAGGAGGATGATGAGTGAGGCTGCGCCTTGTCTGCCGGAGCCAAGGCGCACTGCGTCTTGGCAACTTAGAGAAAAACATCGCCAAAAACTAAATGTCTACGAGCATCTTTATCAAGGCCTTTGATCCCAAGCAGAAAAGCCACGTCGTATGGCTCAAGAAGATGACTGATATCGCTGATACCCTGGGTGACCCCAGACGTCATCAGGCGCTGGTTACCGAGATTAACTCCAATCCGATGGGAGTTAAGCTCGACAATCGTGATGCCCTTATGTGGGTCGAAATTCATTTTGGTATCGCTATGAAATACGCGCGTGCTGTTCTCAATGGTGATGCTGTCATTCCAGCGACTGGTCGCGTTGCAAACACGTCAGACCTTACACCTGTGACTGAGGAATAATTATTTTTCGTTTAGTAGTTTTGTGATGTATGGGATGTGACTATCCATTGGAATTTCCAGTGAATATACTTCTCCATTGATTTTGAACGACTCATTGATAGATTCAATCAAAATCAAATTAAAATACCTCGAGACACAAAACACCTTGAGTTTGTCCAGGTTGTCCCATTCACATACATCGAGGATTTCAAGAGGCTTCTTTGTATTGGGACCTGATGTAAATGTCATTTTGCGAAAATCAGGCCATTCGCGTGTGTTATTATAATGGTCTTCTATGATGGAACCCATTGCGTGCACATCACCACGTCGTTTGAACGCAACAACTGCCATTTTCGAAGGTGTTTCCCATGCCATGACCGAGTTGACATGTTTATGGAGTGTGAAATATGGTTTATTGTCCTGATTCGTCTTGATTGTTGGAGGAGGAGGACGAATGAGTGTAGTCATTGATTGACTGTTGGGTTATTCCTTTAGGACCTGCCAGCCGTTTCACTATTTTCATTTTTTTTCGTTCAACTTTTTTGATTTCACGCACTATAATAACCCTGTGATCGTCCCGGTGACAATAGAGCTCTTCACTGACCTGTTTGAGACGATCGATGGCTGCCTCCATCCCACGCTGATGGCGTTCAGCCATATAAAGACTTTAGAATTCCTTTTCAACAGCTCGGTCGGCGACGCTGTCAGACTCGAGGACGAATCCTGGGCCATAGTACAGGTTGCGGTTACGCGTCTCCTGTGGAAAGTTGGGAGTGTAGCCTGCGTACGAATACGTCAGAAGCAGATACACAGCAATCAGGACAAGGACGAAGATCAGGACTGGAGTACGGTTTGCCATTACAAGTACGCTATATTATTTTTTTCACAAGGTTCTCAAGCTTAACTAGCGTCGGCAGCGAAACATCACACATCGCGGCGATGGACTCCCTGGTCTGGCCGTAGTCGGAGAGCACGGTGTACAGCACTGCAGCAGTCACCCCCTTGGGTGTCTTCCCCATCAGCGATGGGTGACACTCCACCTGTTCACACATACGAATCGTCCGTTGCCGAATACGCCCACGCATGTCGTCCGGAACCGTCACCTGACTGAATATCCTGGACACGAGATCCGACGACTTTGTGGTTGTCGTCTCAAGCGTCGGAATCGTCTCTCGGAAAATATCCGCCGTCCGTGAAATGTCTCGGGCCGGAATGTTAAACGCAGATGCAATCTCGTGTGTCGTACGAGCGACGTGGGCATCCTGACACGCCCGCATGATACAATTCGCCTTGATACCGTTCCGGATCGCTCCACGGGTCAGGACACTCTCGCTAAATTTCCGGTACATAATCTTCGCCTGAAGCATCACCGAATCTGGAAGTCCGAGAATCATACGTCCTACGTGGTCCAGGCCCTCATACGCGTGGTGAAGTGCTCTGTCCTTGTGGTTCATCGATGTATGAAAGTTAATTCGGGCCAATCGCTTGTTTGCATACGTCCCAGATGAGTGCACAGACATGATCGTCCCCGACCCCCACGACGCACTGAACAGAGTCGTATTCACAGGGGCACCGACACGCGATGGGTCGCTCCCTTCGTCATTCGCCCCGCCGTTCCATTCAGGCTCATCGGATATGAACGCCATGTCAGATTGTCCGCACGACACACACGTCGGCAGTCCATCCTCATTTGACACCCGTGAACCCATCGTGTACAACTGTCCGTTGTGTTCCACCATCGTTCCGTCATCTGGACAGAATTGACACCGATACTCTGTCCAGATGAAGTTTTCACGAGGTTCGCTGCGAGCCTTGCACGACTCTGCAATTGAGAAAAGTTCATCGATCGATACCATTTTAAACCTTCCACCGCAGGTGGAAGTTCGTCAGTAGCTAGGGCGGACTTTCGACCTGCGGTCGAAAGGACTTTGTGTTTGGGGTTTTCATCAGCGCGCTCCTTTGCCGTGGAAAAAACATATTTTTTTGATAAGAGATGGACCTTCCCCCCGTCCCTCCTGTCGTCGACGTGCCTCGTCAAGTCCGTATCGAAACCGCTCTCAAGGAGGCTGGTGTCAAGGCTTTTTTTTCACCGTTCAACATCGCCGCCGTGCTCGTGTTCCTGCTCGTGGTGTTTTTCCTGTACAAGCGCTACCGTGACAAGCGTGCGACTGAACAGGCACACGGGCCTACACATCCTCCGAAGTAGGAGTAAGTGAACCAACTTCATCCACAGTTGCCTCGGTCCAGAGTGAAGCCGCTCGGGGTGTACCTACAAAACCAACAGCGGCGTTCGCCAGACTCATCAGGGACATTTTCTTCTCCATCTTCCCCGGCTCGACGAGTGACAGGTGATTCCGGAGCTTCTTTTCAATTGGATTTCCCTGTTCGAGCGCCGTGTTGAATTCAGCAAAACACTCTTGAAGGAACGCCTGACCCTCCGTGGCTCGCTGGTCCCTATCGACACTGAGTTCCTTTGAAATCTTCAGCGCCAGACGCTTCATGAGAATCGACGCCCGTAGCGCATTCGTCATTTTCTCATTGAGCTTCATGTACAACTGAATAGAGCCGAGTACACCAGTCCCAGCAGACAGAACGGCGTTCAGAATACTGACGTACTCTTGAACCATAAACGAGTTGAGTGAAACGGCAGTCAGTGCGTTGACGGATGAAATAATCAAAATAGGAATGTTAAATCGGGACGACAACTTGTTGTAGTACATGTGGTCTTTCGAATGGTGGGCAGCGTATTCGTTACATTGCTGCTCTATTTTGGTAAGGAAAGCCTCCTCGCGATCGTGCCAAGGATCTTCCTTCATACTGTAATGCACGCTTTTTTTGCCGCAGTGACGACCCTTGGTTTGAACGGACCGATGATGTGACCTAGGACGTCAATGTCTGAAGGCTCGAGTTTGTATTCGCTGCAGGCTGAATAGTCACCTGCGAGAAACTGGAGTCGAACGACTGTATCGAGCGCATCCCTCGACAGTTTGTTCGAACGACGCATGAGCGCCTCGAGCTTCTTGTGACGCATGCATATGTTTTGATACTTGGTCCACAGACTTCCCGTCCTCGGCACCTTGTTCATGGGTCGCATGAGACGGCACGGTTGAATACACGACATCATAGTGAACAATGGCATCATGATGTTCCAATCGTAGTTTTCATACACGTCCGTGTCCAGAAGGTCCGCTTCAGACATGAAGTCTGCAATCTGTGCGAGCATGTCCACGTCACCGTTGACACGGTCGGTGTAGTTTTCCTGGACGATGCTCCACACATGGCCGTGTTCGTGCGTCGTGTCCCCGATTCTAACATTTTTCCAATCCCCTCGTAAAAGACGATGGACGTACTCTTTCGGGGTTTCAAACTCATCGGGCGCCGAATTTCCGTACGTATCCAGAGCGGCTCGTCTGTGGTTGATGCCGGTACACTCGTGGTAGACGGTCTGGGGCGTAAGTTTCACGGGGGTCAATGCGATAACGATCGTCGGGCTCTTGGACGAAATGGGCCCATGAATCTCACGGACACCTATGAGGTCCTGAATAGACTCCCACTCGTCGATGACTATCGGCAAAATTGAGTAGCGAAGACGCTCAAACATGTCTAGGGTCCCCTGACGCGTCTTGAACACTTCAGGGTCCAGAAACAGACAATGACCGAGTTTCTGTTTGACGAGTGTTGTTTTCCCAGTGCCTGGTTTCCCGTGGACGCACGTCAAAACACCAGGTTGCGCAAAGACCGGATCGTTTATTTCTAAGGTCTTCTTAAGAAATCGATCCATGACTTTGAGCGATTCTGGTGATGACGATGAGTCTCTAACGAGGCAAATCCTTAGTTTGGTCTGGGAAAATAACGCGTTCGTTCCTTACGTTGGTGCATGGCTGCTGTACAACATCCTTGTTCTGTGTCTCCTTGTATACATTGCAATCAGACTTGGTCTGTCATGAGCTTGGGTGGGGTCAGCTTCATCACGTCGTAGAGCGTGTCCACTGACGCCTCCATAAAGCCCTGTTGCTCAGACGCATCGAAAACCTCATCGAACGTCGCGAGGTACATGGAATCTTCCGCCTCGTCCAGAGGAATCATGCTTACGGCACGATTAGTCTGGCTCAGGATAAGAGGACTCAGTGTCAAATTGACGTGACTGTAATCCTGCATCTTGTATGCGGGCTCTGGGAACAGGTTCGGAGGAACGTATGTCAGGGGTGTGTACGTGTCGCTTGGAATATCACTGAGGGGCGTTTCGGTAGATGCAGGCTTCAGTGTAACCAGTGGTGGAGGATTCTCATTTACTGTCGGTGCATCATACACCACCTCGGCCATGGACCCACGCGCCTGGTAATTGCTGCGAGTCGATCCGAAAATGACGAGCGACACGAGCACGATGATGAACGTCCACACGATGAACGGTCTGACTTTAAATGGCTTAAGAGCAGCCATAGTTACTTTTGTACAAGAAAATGATTGTGGACACGTTTCAATTCTTTAACGAGCTTGACGTGTTGGAGATGCGACTCAAAAATCTCGATCAGTATGTCGACATTTTTGTGCTCGCCGAGTCTGTAGAGACCCATGCTGGAAACCCCAAGCCTCTGTACTACGACCAGAACAAGGATAGATTTGCGCCATGGGCCCATAAGATTCGACACGTCGTCTGTCCTCCATGTGGAGGGAACGGACAACAACATGTTGTTGGACTATGGGACCGGGAAAAGCACCAGCGGAACTGTGTTCTTCTGGGTCTCGATGGCGTTCCGAACGACGCAATGGTTATGATTAGCGACGTGGATGAAATTCCCGACATGACCAGGGTGGTTCAATTGGATCCGACCAAGACGCACAGCATTCACATGTGGATGTTTGAGTTTTCGTTCGATTACATGTTTACTGGTGAGCCATGGTTTGGGACGGTCGTTACAAACGCCAAGGCTTTCCGTCACCTAGGGCCCAACTTTTTCCGGGACAACCGATGGAAATTTCCACCATTGACGTACGCCGGGTGGCATTGTAGCTCATTCGGGGATGCCGATCACGTATGGAATAAACTCCGGAATTATGCACATGCAGCCGACGAAAAACATAAGGGTCAGACGATTGAACAGATTCGAGAGTACGTCTCGAACGGTATTCACGCGGACGGTAGTATGAAACTCGTTCCAAGGCCTAAAGATGTACCGTTGCCTCCTAAAGGACACGGACACATTTAATTAAATGTTGTCTGCCGTAACTCTTCTCGACCACATGGGAGACGATCAGGCGATCGTTGACGCTGCACGCATCTCAGTTACAGGAGCTTCGAAAAAGTCAGAGACCCGGGCTTTGATCAGGTATCTGATGCGTCACAAACACACGAGTCCGTTTGAGATGGTCGAGTTTAAGTTTCATGTTCGGGTTCCCATTTTTGTCGCACGCCAATGGCTTCGTCATCGTACGGCATCCGTCAATGAAATTTCAGGACGGTATTCGGTTTTACCCAGTGAATTTTATGTTCCGGAAGAGTATCATGCTCAGTCTTCTACCAACCACCAAGGTTCCGGTGCTGCTCTTGGCATTGGTGGTGTTGAACAGACGGCGTCGTGCAAACAGGCGTTCGACATATACGAAAGTCTGATTGAACAAGGGGTGTCACGCGAAGAGGCGCGCATCCATCTCCCGCTCGGAACAATGACTGAATTCATCTGGAAGCAGAACCTGCACAACCTGCTTCATTTTTTGCGTCTACGTATGGACTCTCACGCGCAGCCTGAGATTCAAGAGCCTGCGCGTCAAATTTGGAAGTTGATCGAGCCCATCGTGCCTCTGACATGTGAGGCGTTCAAGGATTTTGTACTGGATGCTGTGACTCTGTCAGGGCCCGAAGTGCGCGGCGAAGTGACGGGAAAGGGGGAAGTTCGTGAGTACGAGGAAAAGATGCAACTGTTGGGCAAGTATGGTTTTTCAAAACATGAGACCCAGTGAAGGGTCTTGTGTATAGTTTGAAACCGTCTCACTCAGAGCCCGAAACAACTCTGGTGTACGGTTCGTGTCGTAGCCGAGCGACGTACGAATGCCGAGTTCAGACGCAGCGAGCACAGCATCCTGATTCGCCCCGAGATAGACAAACTTCCACGGCTTGAGGTTGACAAGATCACTAACATGGGCTGACGTGTACGTCAGCGACGAATTCTCCTCGCCGTCCGTGAGGATAATCACCATCGCGTCATCGGACAGTTTCATCTTGAGAACCTGTCCCATGGCGTCAAGCAGGGCCGTACCTCCCCGCGGTACGAATGTGTCCTCTGTCAACACGGGGACGTCCTCGATCGGCACCTTTTCATAAACCGTCTCAAACTGGTCATCAAACAGGCACAGCGTCATCGTACCGCCAAACTGCTTCTGAGCCTCAATGAACGTATTGAACCCGTCAATGGTATCCTGGCAGCAAGACTCCATAGAACCGGAGCGGTCGAGCAGAAACACACGATCCATCTTGAGAACTGAGAGCACTGTTTTTTTATGTTATGGATTGGTCACATTCTCGTGACACGTCTGTACTTTGGAACATGGACGTGGTGGTCTATCGCTCCAGACTTACCGATGGCGACGTTTCTGACACCCGGAAATGTGCCTTGGTCCGTCAAAAAGAACTGGATGATGTACGATTTGTTCTACAAGGTGCCTCATACGTTCTGGATTTTGATTCTCGTCCCCAAAAAACATCGAAAGGTGTACGCGTTTCACATTCTGTGTGACATTTTGAGCCACACTGGAAAATGGTCGATCGAGCCGTTGTATCCATTAGACTTGACCATTCATGGTATATGGGATCCGGTTGAGTGGTCTTAATCCCCAAGTCGCGGAGCGACTTGTCTGTTCCCGGCGATCAAGTTCAAAGGGCACTGCGCGCCCTTGTCCCGTGACCTTAAAAATAAAATGTCACTTTTCTCCAGGAGCGCTCGAGCTTCCTGATGACCACACACTACGTGCTTGATTTGAACGTAGCCCGAGCAGCGTATAAAACCTGGAACTCCCTGTTCCCCAAGGTGACCCCGTACTATGCCGTCAAGTGCAACCCCGACCCGCTCATCATTCGAACCTTGGCAGAGCTTGGATGCGGATTCGACTGTGCAAGCCCGCGAGAGGTTGATGCTGTCCTCGCAGCAGGGTCGACACAAATCATCTACGCCAACCCCTGCAAACGACCAGACGACATACAGTACGTTGCACGAAAGGAGATTACGAGGACGACGTTTGACTCGCTTTGCGAAATTGAAAAAATGGCTCAGAACGCTCCGGATATGGAACTTGTTCTCCGGATCCGTGCCGATGACCCAACAGCAGTATGTACCCTTGGAAATAAATACGGAGCTGGAGAATCCGACTGGTACACTCTCATTGAACGTGCCCGAGAGTTGGGACTCGCAATCATTGGTGTAAGTTTCCACGTTGGCTCAGGGGCGCGTTCGACTCGGGCCTACGCAGACGCCATTTATACAGCGGCACGCGCCATGGATGTTCTCAAAGAGTATGGGTTTGCACCCAGTTTGGTGGATATCGGTGGTGGATTTTCATCCTCCATGGACATCGAAGAGGCGGCTGAATACATCAACGATGCACTGAAAGAAACCGGACTGGTTCAGTGTGAGGTTATCTCTGAACCAGGTCGGTTTTTTGCAGAACATATCGCGACGCTGTACACACCAGTCATCGGTGTGAAGGATGGTGCTGTAACCATCGACGAGTCTTTGTACGGGGCATTTAATTGCATTCTGATGGATCACGCCGAGCCAGAGCCCGAAGTGGATGAATCCGTCGAACTCGAAACCGTCACGCTGTTTGGAAGCACGTGCGACGGCGCAGACGTCATTGCTCGAAGCATCGATCTGCCATGCGGGCTCAAGGTGGGTGACATGCTGACGTGGAAACGCATGGGGGCGTACACGATGGCGGCGACGACAAATTTCAATGGTATTCCGTTCAATCAAAGAGAGATGATTTATGTGAATGTTTAAAGTCCTTTCCGCCGAAGGTGGAAAGTCCGCCGAGAGTTCACCAAACAAGTCCTTCGGACTTGGGTTTAGATCTGAATGTACATGGCACGTAAAAGTCCTGGGTCTTCGTTGGGGATGAGATCTGGACAATCACCTACGAGATTGACCGTCGACGCGTCCTGAATACCGGCAATTTTACGCTCAAACGACAAAATGTTGTCCCCTGTCGCGCGAGCAAATTGCTCAGTGGTTGCGAGATCCTTCAGAGCCATGAGATATCCCATGGCGTAATTGGCATGAAGTGATTTGACGACGGGTGAGTCATCCTGAAGACTTGCAACGGCGTAACGTGCCGTCTGGCGATAAAGAATGCGAATTTGTTTGTCGATTGGGGTGTCAGTACGAAGCACTACAAAAACGAGGACGAGGACTAATAATAAAATAAGAACTGCCTCCATTACACTTTACTCAGAAGAAACTTCTGGCTCGCCGTCATCTGCAAAGTCGATGATGAACGCATTGACCGAATCCGACCCCCTTCCAACTGGAGGACTCTCTTCCCACCCCACAAAACTCACCATCAGTTGGTTCCTCTGGCCGTCCGACCATCCATCCTCCTCCTCGATCAAATCCCACAGGATACACCTCTCTGGATCATGCATCGCTTGAATCGTTCCATCCCGGCACACAATGTACGTCTCGTTCCGTACTGGAAACTCTTCGTACTTTGCACCATAGTGGGAAGAATTCACGCGAACCATGGGCTCAGCCTTGAAGACGAGACCTGGACGCTTGAGAGTCGTCATTTTGAGTTTTTCTTGTCCTTTGGTTTCTTGTGCTGCTCAATACACTTTTCTTTGGCCCAACGGAGCTCCGTTGCCCGTACCGTCTTTTGTGAGTACACTGAAAACTCGCTCTTCTTGCGAGACGAGTTTCGCTTACGTTCACGAGCAGACTCTTCCATTTTACTGTGATACGAATCCATGCTTTAGATCTGGATACTTGGAACCGTCCTGGAGACCGAGATAGTATCCAGGCTGCTGAATACCGAAGAATCTATACGCGAACATACCGATGAGAATCCAAGCGAGGAGGAATACACCCCACGCTTGGGCTCCTTTGAGTTTAAGGGCGTACCCTACGAGTCCTGACCCTGCAAAGGCGAGAAGCCAATCCCACGGAGTCAAGTCGAGTACTTTCATTGATTTATGTCAAGTTTTTTTACATCATCTTGTCCTTGTTGTAGAACGAGACAGCCTGCAGACGCTGCAGGATCATGAGCACGATGACGGACAGCAGCGTCGTGAAGATGGCGCTCATCAGGTAGTAGCTGCCGCCGTTCTTGCTGACGTTCACCAGCTGGGAGATGGTCCAGCGGATCACATCCATCCACGCGATGGCGGTCGCGAAGAAGAAACCTGCTGAGACGGAGGGGGCAAAGGTGCCTGCTGCTGTGGATACAATGCCGGACATTTTACTTTATGTTGAGAAAAAAGATCTACTGGGTCGTAGTGGAGTCAAAAAAGTAATACCCTGGACCCAGGTCGACATATGGGATAGGATCCTCCTCATCGTCATCATCCTCATATTCCTCCTTCTGGAGGATCACCGAGTACTTTACCCTGGGGACAAGCTCATCGTCTGATCCTTCGTCAGTGTCATCAAAAAGTTCATACATACTCTTTCATTGCTTTATTCACTGCTTTCTTCAACGCGCGTTCTGCTGGGCTCTCTGGTTCCCACGCGTCCCATGTATCGGCACACTCGTTCATCTTGATGGCATGTTCGTTGTCTGTGCCTTCGTACCGGACCCACACCGGTTCCTCCTCTTCGTCATCCTCCTCTTCATCCTCTTCGTCCTCGTCTTCATAAACCTCTGGGAACAGGGATCCAATTTGATTGCCTGTGACTGTCCTTGCAGCATACATGAGACCATAGCATACGTCCTGAGCGGTGATACAATCACGGCCAGTCGCCTTGGCGTAGTGTGCTGCGAGAACAACAGAGGACTCGAGTACAGGCAAAAAGATGTCAATCGCAGTTTGCTCCATGAGTTATATATGGTATGTTTTTTTATAAGGATGACAGCAGTTTCGGTGCTTCAGAGCGAGCTCACGACCGTGTCGAACCTGTGGAAACAAGATCTTGAGTCTTTGTAGAGGATGGAGGTTGATGAAATTATCAACAGTTTTGTAGAGACTGGTTCAGTACCAGATCAGATACTTGTCCAACTTCGTGCCATCACCAATTACGTGATTGAACGCGCAGGTTCAAAAGTGAATGAAATTGTTTCAAAACTCGAGGCGAGTCCGCCTACGTATATTCAATATACAACACCTAATCAACTTTTTGATTTATTCACAAATTCTTTAATTGCAGTTGTGTCTCCAGACACCATACCGACTTCTCCAGACACCATACCGACTTCTCCAGACACCATACCGACTTCTCCAGACACCATACCGACTTCTCCAGACACCATACCGACTTCTCCAGACACACCTATCGGTGAAACAGGTATCACAGTCACAGGGTTTTATGGACCATCTTTAACTGCAAATATCCTATCAGTCTACCTGACACAGAATGCACCCATTAAACCTGGAATGACAATTACAGGTCTGACTGGGATTCAACAGCGAGTCATTGTTCAGACGTACACTTCCAATGTATACGGAGATGTCGTGATCAACCCGGGTCCACCTGCCATTTCGTTCCCGTATGTGGCTTTAGTGACAGCGACCATTCAGGGGACTGGTACCATTCCAGTCGCACCAAGTTCTTTACTTCAATTGACGTTTAGGTTTGAGAAGGTGGAAACAAAAACAACGGCACATGGGTTCCGTGGTCCGCTCGTTTCTGGAAACAGATTCAGTGTGTACATCGTCGATGAATTCACTGGTCCGAGACCAGAGAAGGATTGGAAAGTTACGGGGTTCAGTGACATTTCAATGCTTCTTGTAGACGTTTCTGGGAATATCACTGTGACTGAACTGTTCGCAGAGCTCGGTACGGCGAACGTTCTTGCAGACACGGCGGCAACGAAAATAAAGACCCAACAGTATCTTTACAGACTCGATGTCGTCACAGACCAGCAGCAGGCGATTCCATTGCCGAGTTCCAGTGTCCTTTTGACATTCATGAGCCCAACCGCGACAATTGAAAGCAAGTATTATTCAATGTATGACCCTAAAATCTTCGATGCCACCGATATTATAGGTACTCCAGGTGAACTTAGAGACTTGAATTCAAACGTGATGACATCCGAGGGGCGTGAAGTATATACGACAGTCGTTGATCGCGGTTCTGGGACAGGTGCTCTTATAGGACTCTCTGCAGTTGGTGCACAAGATAGATATATGTTTGGCGGTGAGTCACAATGGATACCTCATATTCGACAACACACACCATTTGTTGTTTCCCAGCGTCTTACAATTCCTTTATCAAATATAGGAGGTTACTTGGGAAATTCTGTTCAGGTGAATATATTTCCACGGGAACGTGGTGACCTCATTTCCAATATGTACTTGAAATGTTCACTCCCTGCACTTCCGTCAGGGTACTATTACACTGAACTTGTAGGGCGTGCCATTATAAACAAAGTTGAGTTTATCGTAGACGGAATCGTCTACGAATCAATCACGGATGATTGGTATGTCATACACGATCAGTTGATGCTCGACGCTGATGAAAAACTAGGAATGTATCAATTGATCAGTAATGGCACACCAGAAGGTTCTAATGTAACTGCTACAAATCAAATAGATTTATTCATACCTCTTGAATTCTTTTTCTGTCGTCGGTTCACGCACATGCGTGAGAATAAAAAACCATATTTTCCAATGTGTGCAATTATGAACTCGACAATTTCAGTACGTTTCACTTTTAATAAAGCATCGTGGATTACGAATGCACCGATACCAGTCGAATTGATAAGACCTCAGTTGCTCGTAGAAGAAATTACATTATCTCCAAGGGAACGTATGTATTATCAAAGTCAACCTATGAATTTAAGAATTCCGCGTGTTTGGAAAGAAGCCGTTCAAACTTACTCAGGTGGTATAGCTCGTATGAATCTCACAGCCGACTTCAAAGTTTCTATGATAACATGGTTTATCAGAAATAAGGCGTACGAGAAAGAAAACAGTGCTTATTACTCATCAAGATATTCGTACGGGTATACAACAGATTACATTGTCGCTGCGACTCCAGTGACATTTTTTAACGGAGTTCAGTTAAGGTACATTGATACGATTGATTATGCGACATTGTACTTGAATAACCAAAATGTTCTTTCAAACTTTCCAGGTGGTCTTTATTATACATTCAAACAAGCGATTGATCACAAACTTTCTGTTCCGACAAAGAACTTGTACATGTACTGCTTCAGTGAAAGACCTTTAGAATACAATCATGACGGTGGAAGTATGGAGTTTTCAAAGCTTAGTTCCCAGACAACACATCTTGACATAAAATTTCTTGAACAGTATGCTCCTCAGATTCAAGCAGAGTACTCTCTGAACTTATTTTATTACGGGTACATTAATATACAAATTGCAAACGGAAGAGTTACGCGTATTTGACTATGAAACATTCAGTATTACCAGCGTTTGAAAGACTTCCAAACACAGTTCCGTTAGAATTATAAATTGTTACTGGGGATGAAGTGTAATACCCAGTTACGTAAGAATTCCCTGACCCGTCGACTGAAATACCATACCCTTCATCAACGTCTGTACCACCGACGTGTGTAGCCCATTGAGCAGTTCCGGATGTGTTGTAATTGACTATGTACGTATCATTACTTCCTCCATTCATAAGAGTTCCAAACGTAGTTCCGTCGGAATTGTAAATTGTTACCGGGGACGAATTGTAAAACCCAGTCATGTAAGAATTCCCTGAACCATCAACTGAAATACCACGTCCAATATCAACTCCTGTACCCCCGATGCGTGTTGCCCATTGCACAGTTCCAGAAGTATTGTACTTTACTATGAAAGCGTCATAATAGCCACTATTTACAAGACTTCCAAAAGTAGTTCCATCAGAGTTGTAAATTGTTACTGGGGATGAATTGTAATACCCAGTCACATAAGAATTTCCTGACCCGTCGACTGAAATACCGTTTCCACCTTCATTTATTGTACCTCCGATGTGTGTTGCCCATTGAGCAAATCCAGACATGTTATACTTGACTATGAATGTGTCAGAGCCACCGTCTGAATTAAGATTTCCAAAAGTACTTCCATCAGAGTTATAAATTGTTACTGGGGATGAAGCGTAATACCCAGTCACATAAGAATTTCCTGACCCGTCGACTGATATACTATATCCGTTTTCATAACCCCCAGAACCAGTGATATACGTTGCCCATTGAGCGAATCCAGATGTGTCGTATTTGACTATGAATGCATTATCAGTTATTTCAGTAGGAAGAGTTCCAAAAGTACTTCCATCAGAATTATAGATTGTTAACGGGGTTGGGATGAAAGAATTGTAAAATCTGTAAAAACCAGTCACGTAAGAGTTTCCTGACCCGTCGACTGAAATACCTAAACCAATTTCGTAACCGAAAGCTCCTATATGTGTCGCCCATTGAGCAAATCCATTCGTATTGTACTTGACTATGAAACAATCAATATTTCCAGAATTTGCAAGAGTTCCAAAAGTACTTCCATCAGAATTATAAATTGTTAATGAAGAAACGTCGTAATACCCAGTCACATACGAGTTCCCAGAACCATCAAGTGAAATACTAGTCCCTGCGTCGCCATCTGTAGCAGTAATACGTGTTGCCCATTGAGCAGTCCCAGCCGTATTATACTTTACTATGAATGTGTCAGATCCACCGACGAAATCAAGAGTTCCAAAAGTACTTCCATCAGAGTTATAAATTGTTACTGGGGATGAAGCGTAATACCCAGTCACATAGGAATTTCCGGATCCATCAACTGAAATACTGTTCCCAAGTTCGTAAGATGCACCAGAAATACGTGTTGCCCATTGAGCAGTACCGCCCGAAGGCGGAGGAGGAGGAGGAGGAGGAGGCGGGGTGGATATACCTGAGGAAAATGGAGTTGTACCGCCTTCTCTCAGTGGATTTAATGTAACTCCATTACCATCTTTTACTCTAAAAAGGTTGTACGAATGAGCATAAATTCTCAAATTTCTTTCATCCGAAGGACTTGCTGTAAGTGTCAATGAATGCTGTTGGCGCGTAATATTCGTCATGTTCATTTCACCAGTTGGTTGATCGTTTTCAGGCTCGAGTGCGAATGAATACATGTAGTAATTACCAGTCGGAACACGTGTATGATACTGCAAAGGCTGTAAAACGTGTAAATACTGGGCGGTTGCATAATTTCTTGTTATGAAATCTTGATTGTTGAAAGTGATCTGAAGGTTTACGAGATGACTTCCATAATCGTAAACATTTGATGCAGCTTCACTCTGAATAACCCAGAAGAGTTCTTTGACGTCATTCACAAAATCCGTATAGTATGTGTAGATTGTTTGAGTTGTAGACACAGGAATTTTAAACTGTAAACGTTGAAATGAATATGTCAGATACACGAGTTCATTCTTCTTGAACCAATCTCTTTCAGGTTGTGACAAGTACACATACTCGACAAACAAATCAACTTGAATAGATTTTGTATAAATCGAAGTTGTAAATGTACTCGAAGGGTTGAATACGACTCTGAACTTTGGAGCCTCTTTAAGAGCAATTAAAGGGAGACCCTTTTTTAAAATCAGAAACGGTAAAGGAATGTGGTATGAACTCAGAGCTGTCGTTGTTCCTGTGCCTACTAAATTAGATAATGCACTCTGTTTTGCCTGGGGAACTTTAATATCACCAAGCATGTACAGATTTTCCCCGTAAATACGTTCGATGAGTTGGTCCTTGTATGACAACTCAATGCGATCGATCATCGCAGTACCTGCACTTGGCTGCACAGTCGTTGGTGCATCTGTCGGCCATGTCACACGGAGGTACATGGAATGAGCCAAATCGCCAACTTTAGCAATCCATACTGTGATATCATCCCCCCAATGTACGTCTTTTGGAAATTGCAAACGTATCGTCTGTCGTGAGAACTGAGCAGGGAGATTCTCCATATTTACAAAGCAGAATTAAATAACAGTCCTCCAATCCCACCCTGGTATCCCAGAACGTTGAATGATTTACTGTACACTCTGAGATACAAATCTGAAGTTGGTGCGGACTCCAACGTGACATCAAGTACTGGGTAAGCTACTCGAGACATGTTGAGTGTCCCCGAAGGGTGTAGTTGTTCTGGATCGAGGGAAAATGAATACACATTGACGTTACTGCTCGTCGGCATGGTGGTATGTGTTTCAAATGTGCGAATGTATCTCGAAGTTACTTGGTCGTCGTCGATGATAATTTCGTTATTCAGACGGAGAACGATTCTGCTGACGACACCTGGATCTTGTACGACGATCCAAAACTCACGGACTGGATTGACAAATTCGAGAGGGAACGAATCAGTCGTTCGTCCTTGTTTGAATACGAATTCATTGATATCTGTCTGACCGTACAGTGAAATCTGGTTCGTTGGAGGAGGTTTGACATACTTTTCGTATTTCACTATGACACTTGTTGGGAGGTTAGTTCCTGACATTGTTATCGGATTATACTGAATAAAATCTTGATACGTCCAATTTGAATCAGATGAATCATCAGCTTCTACAATATAAATATATCTTGAACCTACTATAAATTGAAGACCTTGTACAGCAAGCCAATATGTTGGATCTGTATTAGCAACATTTGTACGGTGAGCAAGAAGAGTTATATTTGGATGAGAACCATTCGAAGAGTTAATTATTCCACCCGGGCGAAAGTCAATCCATTGCCAAGAATTTACATCATTAAAAGGTTTTGTTGTATCATATTGATGCCACGTTGTTACTCTTGAAAAATCCGTCACTGGAAATGTAGCCCTTTGTTGGTCAGAATTCGTGTAAAAATACATATATTTACCATCAAACCCACCTGCTGAACTATATTCAAAATCACTAGCACGAATTAACGTATCTCCTGTGAAATATTCCCATGAAGATTGTTGATTAATAGGTTTTGTAACGTCATAGCGTGAAAATCGTCCAGTTCCGCCTCGTGTAGAACTGGAACCTGTGTACAGGTATTTTCCATCTGATAATAAAAGTGCATTACTTAATGGAACAGGAGATATTATATTAGCATCTACTTGGCTATACCCACTTGGTGATGTAAAATTTTGTGTATCTAATTTAGCAATATACAGTGGAGCTGTTGCAAAATAAATGTACCGACCATCGAATACAGGTCTGAAATAATAATTAGTATTTGTAAGTTGTAATGTATCGTATATTCCAGGATAAATATCTTTCACAGATGCCGGTAAACCTGATGGTAATGTAGTATATGAATATGAAGTCGATGTGTTAAACCCCGCAGATGAATCATATCTCAACCACATTAAATTATTATGAAGTCTATTTCCAGGTATAAACTCATTCCCTGTTTTTGTAGCGACTGAATACGTCAACGTTCCAACGACAGTGACATCTGAACCGTTTTGTGTCATTGAAGAAATTACTTTGCTCGTTGGAAATATAGTTGCACCGCCAGTCGATTGAGTCGAAGCATATGTAGTCCAGAAATTTTGAAGAGCTGTTTGGTCACTTGCAGATAATGGAGCTGTTTTATTGTAAAACCGATATGTGACGGTCCATATCTTTTGAGTTCCGTCGAGTGTACCACTTACTAAACTCGTGTACGTTGACCCAATGATATAATAATTTATTTTATATAGTAAATACACGTAACGAGCGTCACTAAGTATATAATAAATAAAGTTACCTCCGTCACCATAAGGTGTACCTGGAAATCCACTAAAAAAGCTGTATGTGCTTGTTGTCCACGGAGTTGTGCTCACTGCAAGTACAGTATTTAAATCTGCTTTTTTGATATATCCACCCGTTGATTTGTATATGGTTCCGCCGTTTATTGTTATATACGCACCACCATAAGAACCTCCAGGTGTCCATTTATAAAATGTTCTTGTATCTTCATTATAAAATCGAAATGATGAATCAGAACTCAAAGGACCCATGATGACGTAATTTTTCCATCCTATAGCCGATTGTACATTAAAGTTATTTGTACCATTAGCTGTGATTGCTTGGAGGTTTGATGTTGCGTAAGAATCGCCATCTAAAAACCCATCTGTCGTGATCAATTCTGAAGGAAGATTTTCAAATTTTTCAAATTCGATATTGACTCGAACATCTTGATTATTGAGAGCTTTCATGTTTATTGTGTCAATGTCAAAGTTGAGACGAGTATAGTACTTTCGTGGAGCTGTAATAGTTGACGTGTCATTTTTACCTTCGAGGATAGTGAGTCCAGCTTGATTTTCGTATGGTATTCCAAGATCATCTTCAATGATGAGTCTTTCACTCGTAAGGCGATCGATCGTTTGACCACCGATGGTCAATGACGCATTTTTTATCAACTTACACGCAACCGACTCCTTGTACGAAAATCCGGTCGATGGTGGGGGCGTGAATCCGCGGATCCACCCTGCCTGAATAAGTGTCAGTGGAGCAGTTAAAGTTCCATTTGTAAAGTTGTATGCAGGATAGCCACTCACGTTGAAAAAATCAGGTGCGCGAATATCAAAGCCCCAAAATGAGGCGCTTTTTTCATTTTTGAAAAAGATGTTCGAGTACGCCGGGGACGTGAATACAAACTTTGTTTTGGTTGAATCGTAAGAAACAGAAATGTTCGAGTACCCTACAAAATTTGTCGCCCATTGATTTAAAAATTGCGTATTAAAATAACCGACGAAATCACCCGGCTGGATGGCTAATGTATTTGTTTGCACAAATATCCCACCGTCAACCTGGTCAGAGTACAAAGGGTACACGTAACCAGGGCCTAAAGGGTTGTACAGAGCAGGAAGTTCAGAACTCACAGTGAAACGTCTCACAACATCTCCTTTAGGAGGGATCAACGCTGATGCGGAATCACCAAATTTTATATTGGAGGCATCGAACGGAACCTCATATGTTTCTGCCGTATATTCTTTTGTTGGTTTACTTTTTACAGAAAATAAAGTATAATCAGGATTACTGACAAATGTTCCATTCAAGTCTAGATGAATTTTGGCACCTGACATGTCCTATTAAATATCGGGGTTTTATTTTTGCTGCGTATTCCGCGTGTACAAAAAAACCCAGTACAATATTAGGAAATGTCCAATTTGCAGCTCAAAAAGTTTGACCCGAGTAAGATTGGCGACGACAAGGTGTGCGTATTCATCGGTAAGCGCGGCACGGGAAAGTCAACGCTCGTCACGGACATTATGTACCACAAACGACACCTGCCCGTCGGTATCGTCATGTCCGGTACAGAGGATGGTAACCACTACTACAAGCAGTTTATCCCGGATCTATTCATCTACGGCGATTACAAACGAGACGCCATAGAAAAGGTGCTCGAGCGCCAGAGGCGAATCGTATCAGCTGGTGGTAAATCAAGTGCCTTTTTGCTTCTGGATGATTGCATGTACGACAAGGCGTTCATGAAAGACACATGCATCAGACAATGTTTCATGAACGGGCGTCACTGGAAAATATTCTTTTTGCTGACTATGCAGTATTGTATGGACCTGAGTCCAGACCTGCGTGCAAACGTCGATTACGTGTTTGTCCTCCGCGAAAATGTGATTCAGAATCGTGAGCGTCTGTACAAGGCGTTCTTCGGTGTGTTTCCGACGTTTGACATGTTTTGTCAGGTGATGAATGCCTGCACCGAAAACTATGAATGTCTCGTCCTCGACAACACGAGCAAATCCAATCGTATCGAGGACTGTGTTTACTACTACAAGGCGCCGATTCGCAAAGGGTTTCGGATCGGATCCGAAGCCATGTGGCAGTACCACCAGAAAAACTATAATCCGAAGCACGTCTCAACGCCATTGGTCACGTCTGGAACACCACCAGGGAGCGCTCGTCGCCCAGGTGTCACTGTGAAAAAGGTCTGACGGACACACAGGCACGAAAGTGCCCCCTAGAGGATTGATTGCGCCCCTATCACGTAAAAGATTTCATACACACCAATAGATGATTATCGAGAATCTCGATTTCAATGGATCGAGCGACATCCTGCAGTACATTCCTCAGGTGGAACCTGTGCAGCAGCAGCCGACACAGGACCAACCACCTGTTCAGCATCAGAGTTCGTTCGGTCTCCCAGATGAACTTCAGCCGGTGTATCAGACGCGTGCGATCGAACAGCCCGAGTTATTTAAAGCCGAAATAAAACCTCCCCAAATAGAAATGGATTTCTCGACGCCAATTTCTGATGTTGTGCCGAGTGCTGATTTCGACATGGGGCCATCGATGGGTGGCGGTCCGTACAAGAACCCACAGAACAATAGAGTGGCTGCGCTGAGCCTGGACAATGCGTCCGCCGGCCCAGTTTCCTCATCCTCTTCAAAGAACCCATTTGGTCTGACTGACGACCAGTTGAACGCGGCGCTCGCGGGCATTGCCGCAGTCGCTGCATTCTCCAAGCCGGTTCAGAACAAATTGGCGGATCTTATTCCTAAATATATGAGCGATGCGGGTAATCTGTCAGCGACAGGCATGCTCGCTACCGCATTTATCACGGCTGTTATTTTTTTCATTGTTCACAAGTTCGCCAAACCCCCACCAAAGAAGTAGACGCGTCTAGTTCGAGTACAGCAGCCCGCCCATGCCATCCTTGATGCGCAGGACGTTATAGTTCATCGCGTAAAAGTAGCGACCGTTGCCGCCAGCCAGAGTGCTCAGTGAGACACCGGCCGGTGCGACGATGCGGTACGTGTCGATGCGTGAAAAGTTCAGCGTGCCAGTTGGCTGAAGCTTTGACGTGTCCAGGCAGTAGGAAATCAGTGCGACGTTCGCCGTTGCACCGCCGTGGTTGTAGCCGTAAGGGGTGTGGTAGTATTGGGGAACATCGATCCACTGGAACATGGAGCGCGAGTCACCAATGTCCACGCCGTTAATCTGCGTCTTGAACTGGTAGTTGACGGCTGGGATCTGGGTGGTACCCACGCCGTACGAGTTTGTGTAGTTGTTGGACTGGAATGCAAGGAACTTGATGGGGTGAGCCAGAGCCAGCTCCTGCATGTTGCCGGTCGCGATGGGGATGCGGTTCATCTGGGTGATCAGCAGGTCCATGGGCGTGTTGGCAAAGTACTCACGCTCCGCCTGGTCCAGGTACACAAAGTTGGTCCAGGCCTCGTACTGGAACGAGGAGTAGGCGGCAGTCGCCGGCAGACCCGTCAGCGCCAGCGTCGAACCCAGGGTTGTGCTCCACGTGATGCGAATCTCGACGTCGTGATACTGGAGCGCCACCAGGGGCAGAGACACGTTCCAGTCCTTGCAGAAGAAAAACTTAAGCGGCAGGAACCCATTGGTGATGTTGGTGGGACCAGTGCCGTTGTTGAGGTAGCGCTGGGAGAAGTTCTGGGCACCAGTCACCGCCTCGACGCTCGTCATCCACGTGATGTCCTGTGTATCGACAATCTGACCACCGACAAGCAGCTCAACCTTGTCGATGACGTTGGTCCAGTTGATACCTGGGATCAGAGCACCAGTCGAATCTCTGGCAATCAGGTACATGTAGTTGATGAGGTCACCCTTCTTCTCCAAACGGATCGTGGAGATGTTACCAGCCGAGGGGTTACCCTGGATCAGTTGGCGTTCGGGTGAGTTGGCGTAGTGTGTGTAGCGTTTGTAGCTGGAACGATAGAAAGAAACCTCTGGCTTACCCGTCAGCCACGCGTCCTGAGCACCGGTCGCGACAAGCTGAACGATACCACCAGACATTTACAATGGTGTGAGAAAAAAACTGGTCTCGAATCGGACACGGAAAACTTTCCACCTGCGGTGGAAAGGTGAATCAGTCCTGAATCATGATGCCGCAATACTCGAGCGAACCTTCGATTGGCGTATAAATGCCCAGAGTTTTACAGAGCGCCTTGAGGTCTTTGAACGACGCCCAGAATTCAGGAGAATGATCATACTCGTCGACTGTGACGTGAGCCAGTTCATGAATGAGCACATTCATCGCCGAGTTTATATCATCCTTGTCTAGGCAGATGTAAATTTCATACCCTTTATTTACGTTATAGCCTATGGTGCCTCGATTCATACGGGACCCGTGGATTCCCGTGAGGATACACCGTTTCCTGAGGCGAGCGAATCTCGGATCGACAACCTCCGTGCTCTTGAGGTGATTCAAAAGCACGTCGTATCGCTGACGAATGTCCGTCATGAGTGGCGCTTCACGGCGACTGCTCCATGCAGCAACCGCGAGGGTCACGACGAGCAGACCCGTCTGTATGATTCCGGATGCCATCCTACTGATCTAGACGTAGAAAAACAAACTGCGCATAAATGTCGGTGACGAGTCCCGTCTTGTCTGGTGTGATAGGTCCCCACGCTACACATCGAAACTCGGGCTCGAGTGCATGACGGAAGGCGTTCCCATCGAGGAGGGGTTCATACTTGGGGCCGTCTGCGTAAAACGGACCGTCCGTCAGGCTCATGAGCACCTTATCATCGTGAATCTCAAAGACGTTACCAAGTGCATCTGGGGAATTAGCGCCCTCGATGAGACTCTTCTCAGGTGTGATACCGAGGAGGAGTCCACCTGGTTTGACAGCCAGCTTGATTGCCTTGATGCTCTGTTCAAAATGATCTCCGAGAATGTACTGGATTGAAAAGTTGTAGCACACCACGTCAAACGGACCTGCAAACGCCGCCTGACGAATATCACCGGCACCCAAAAACCACACCCCGATACCAATGTCAAGTGACCGCTCTTCTGCCTCCTGGAGAGATTTTTCGTCGGGATCGATGGCGGCGACACGGGCACGTACAGCCTTCCACTTGTGCAAATCACCGCCGCGGCCGCATCCACAATCAAGAACGTATGAATTCGGACGGACCCATTGGTTAATCAGGTCACGCTTCGCCTGATTGTGGCGTTTACGGAGTTGATCCATTGTTTCACTTAAAAGAGTGGTGTGTAGTAGTTTTAAATGGGTTCTCTCGAGCAGGATTACTTGACGGTGCCAGGACAGCTTTTTGCGCTGATTTCCATCGTCGGTCCGGATATGCCCCAGAAGAATGAGCAGCTGGGTCTGAAGATCCGCGGGTGTTTTGCCACGAAGGATGAGGCGGAGAGCCACGCCAAGCGTCTGCAGAAGGAGGATGCGCTCGTCGATATTTACGTCGTCGACATGTACAAGTGGCTGCTGATTCCCCCTGACCGTCTCCAGATTGATAACGTCCACTACCAGAATGAGAAGCTGGAGGAGATTATGACCAAGTACCGTGACAACCAGCGTCAGGCGTCGGCCATGTTTGAGAAGCGCAAGCGTGACATGCTCGCCAAGCCCCTCGAGGGGTCGGCGACGCCGTTCATCGAGCCCGGTGACGAGAACTCCAAGTACTACTCTCGCCCGGATGTACCGCCCATTCCTCACCCAGCTGAGCTCATCGAGGATCTGAAGAAGGAGTTTCCAGACAAGGAGATGCCTGAGCTGGTGAAGATTGCCGATGACCGTATCGCTGAGGAGATTGAGCGTCGTCGTGTCCAGCAGGAGGAGGAGCGCGCCAATGCGCCAGCTGTTCAGATTGACGCCGGTCCAGCACCAGAGCCTACCGGTGCAGGCAGCGCGGCGGCAGGGCTACTGGGTTAAATAGTCCTTTCCGCCGCAGGTGGAAAGGCCGCCACCGCTTCTCGGATGACAACGGTACGAAGTACCTCCTTGGAAAAAAAACATACACAATAAATAGATGAAGGTACACTGGTCATTATGGGTCGCTCTCGCTGTACTCGTATTGATCGTTGTGATTCTTTCAGCACGCAGAGAGGGGTATGCTCCTCCGCGTGATGAAAACACGATGCCCCCGTATACGGAAGATGTAGGTAACACAGTGACGACATCAAACAATCTCCCGTACGTCGATTCGACGAGCAACGTCGTCCAGGTTGACAATCAGTCGCAGATATATAAAGACATGGGCGGTATGGATTTCCAGATTCAGTCGGGAAACCCAATCCTCAATTTCATCCAGGGCGATCCTTCATCAAACGTGATGTATGGTGACTTCGTACCAAACGAGTCTGATGGAGGGTCGGCAAGAATGTATGCATACGGAGTTGAAAGTGAAAGCACCGAAGGCGACATGCTTCCTCCGGTACCTACCGTATCATCCGAATTCTCACCCGTCATTGGAGTCGATATTAAAGGCAGTCCAATAATGCCCGACTCTGGTCAGTACATACCAACCCTGACGTCTCCTATGACTCCCTTCTTGGGAGATCAACCTGGAATTAGTGCTTCAGAATCACCGGCGTCAGAGACTTTCCCAGCAGCAGCCCAATGAAAAACGCAGCAAATACAAGAATTATAGTCTCTTTTGAAATTTTATCAAGCATATCAACTGACTGATTCTGAGGATAGAAAACACGGGGGCCCTGATCATAGTACGAGCGTGCGTCGTGCTGTGGGTGCTCCTCGGCCTCGACCTCGTCCACGAGCTGGTGTTGCTGCGGGTCGCCGTTCGCCTCGGTCACTGGAAACATCGGTCTCACCGGACTCGGATCGAACATCCGATCCATTACTCTCAGAGTCACTACTGCTTTTATCTTCGACTATGAACCCAGCGAGGTTCCCCTCCTCATCGGCATCACTCTCACTTGAGATATCCTCCGTGTCATAGGATAACTCAGATGAAACGCTGCCAGACTCTTCCGTGTCGTAGTCGTCATCGGCATAGTCATCCTCGCACACCTCCTGTGGTGTGTAACGCTCAGGCGCCTTGACGGCACGACCTGAACGCGTACGTGTCACCGGCTTATTGTCCGTGGCTTCTGGGGTCTGGGAAGTGTCCGTTGATGGCTGCTCCTGACCGACTGACATCAGTCTCTGTATCATCAGGGGCTAAATCGTTTAAGTACTTTGGAAAGAAATAAAGACCGTTTTTGTGTGCGAGCTCGAACAAAGTAGTTTCGCCCTCGACTCCCATCTGAACGGCGATGGATTCGAGCGTCTCCTGATGTTCGTGGTCATCTGCGCGCTGGATGAAAAGAGCGAGGTTACGAACATCTTCAATCGCTCGGTAAAGACCCCCAGCTCTTTGATCGAGACTTGCCTGTTGGTTTTCGAACTCCGACAGATGACTTTGAAGCAGATCCCATGTTTGAGGGTCGAGACCCGAGTATGGGTGCACCTCTCTGAGGAACCGATTCTTCTTGCCACCAAAAGTCGGGAATAAGATCACAAATAGACACATAATTAGAATTATCCACAGCAACATTGCTGCGTAATTCCTCTACTATACTCGGAGAAAGAATATGTTCCCGTCCGACAAACTTTTGCTCTTTGCACTCGTCGTCATGACACAACTGACAGATACGCCCCCGTGTAATACCGAACCAGACGTGGTTCGACTTGTGTACACCCTGGATTCTCTCACAGTACTTTGAATCAGTCTGGACGATGATTCGGTCGTTTCCTTTTCTAAGGACACGTCGAATGTTTGCAAGTTGTTGACCCTTGAGATACTTGCGTATGTAACGTTCTAGAGGCGCGCATGTGATTTCAACATTCACAGACTCTTTGGACACTTCATTTGTTCGAAGTGCAAAGAGCTTGAGAATTTCAGCTGAAGGTACAGAGTCAAATACGTTCCCTTCGAGATCACGCCATGGAATGTACGGCTTTGAATCAACGCCTTTTTCACGTTTGTGAGACCAGAGCATTCGAAGACCAGAGCCACCATACACGCTCGCATCAATACGTTGACTCCATTCCGGGTCACCGGGAAGTTCGAGCAGAATACGAGTTCGTAAAGCGAGCGCGTCAGACTTGGTCACAAGAACGTCAGGCCAATGGATGTGCACACCCGTCTTCACTTGACCGTCTACATCACGAGGTTCGGCACGCGCGATGATACAGCGACCCTTTTGGACGACGGAATGCATCAATTCTATGAGATTGATAATGACGTCATCTGGAAGCGCCTCTGGACCTTTGTAATCGAGATCGACGAAAAACCTGAAAACGTCT